GGTAGAGAAAGAATAGAAGCTGCTGAACTTTGGTCTAAAAAACATTTAAGTCCAGATGCTTATAGTTCTATATCTAATTTTGCAGCAACTGCTGAAGGCGTAAAAGCTTTAGAAGAAATTATGAAACTTACTAAAGATAGCAATATGCCTACAACTCAAACACAAGTTGATGTAACTGCTGATATAGATGATTTAAAATCTATGTTAAAAGATCCAAGATATTGGGATTCAAGTAGACGAGATCCTAGTTATGTTAAACGAGTAACAGAACTTTATGAAAAAGCATATAAAGGCCAAGAAAAATCATAAGTTTAATTATAAAAAACTTAAAAAGCCAATTAAATGGCTAGATTGTGTTTCTCAAACTGGTTGGTTATCTGTAGCTCAAATGGAAGCTGCAGAACCAGCAGTTTGTACAACAGGTGAGTTTTGGATTTATAAAGATACAAAAAAATATATAACTTTATTTGGTACATATTCTCAAGATAAAGATGGGACAATAGAATTTGGAGAAGTAATTACTATTCCTAAAAAATGGATATAATTGTGCGTTGTCAAGTATAACCTTTGTAGAATATTGGTTAATCAAGACCTTTAGTATGCCAATGATTGCCCTTAACTGGATAACAATCCCCTGCATAAAAAAGATAATCGGTAATTAATAACAACTTAACAACGAGGAAAATATAATGGCAACATCAATAACTAATGCCTTTATAACTCAATTCGAAGCTGAAGTTCACATGGCTTATCAAAGAATGGGTTCTAAGTTAAAGAATCTAACAAGAACTGTGAACGGTGTTAATGGTAATACTGTTAAGTTTCAGAAAGTTGCAAAAGGTTCTGCAAACACTAAAGCAAGACATGCTGAAGTAGTTGCAATGGATCTAGCTCACAGCAATGTGTCAGCAACTTTAACTGATTACTATGCAGCAGATTACGTTGACAAGTTAGACGAGTTAAAGGTAAACATTGACGAAAGACAAGTAGTTGCAAATTCAGCAGCTTACGCTTTAGGTAGAAAAACTGATAGCGTAATTACTTCTGTAATGGAAAATGCAACAGCACTTGCTAACAACTCATCAGGTACAGGTACTGGAATGAACCTAGGAAAAGCTCAGGCTATGATGGAACTTTTCAATACTAATGATGTACCAGATGATCAACAAAGATACTGGGTAGTTGGGCCTAAACAATGGTCTGACCTAATCAACCTAGATCAATTCTCAAGAGTCGAGTATGTGGGAGAAAGTGAACTTCCTTATGCTGGTGGTATGACTGCTAAGAGATGGTTAGGATTCTTATGGTTTGTACACAGTGGACTAGAAACTTCTGGTGCTACTGATAGACATACTGTAGCTTTCCATAAATCATCAATTGGTATGGGAATTGGTTCTGATGTAAAAACTGAAGTAAACTATATACCAGAAAAAGTTTCTCATTTAATTACTTCTATGCTTAGCATAGGTGGTACTTTAATTGATTCTGATGGTATTAGAATACAGAAGTGTGCAGAGTAATAACTAAGGAGAATATAATATGGCTTACGCAACTGATAATCCAATCAAAAAGGTAGCTCAGATGGGTGGTAACTCTCTTTGGTTTTACACTGACGGAGATGCTATCGCAACTGTAGCTGCAAGTGGTTACTTTAATAGTGCATATGCTGAATTGAAACAAGGTGATCTAATTCTTTGTTCTATCGGAATCGGTGGAACTCCAGAAGCAGATTTACTTACTGTTACATCAGCAAGTGGTGCAACTACTGTAACAACTGCAAAATTAGCATAGTCTAATTAGATTTGGGGGAGAAATCCCCCAAGTCATTTTTTTTATTTATTATTATGGCAACAACAAATATAGATATATGTGCAAGAGCTTTAGTTATGATAGGTGCACAACCTATTACATCTTTTTCTGATGGAAGCACAGAAGCATTAGTTGCTAGTAATATTTACGAAGATATTACAAAAGCTGCTCTTACTAGATGTAGATGGAGATTTTCTACAACACAACAAACACTTTCATTATTAGCAGCAGCTCCTACTGGAAGATATGATTATGGTTATCAAATACCAACTAATCCAGAAGTTTTACAAATTAATACAATTACAGTAAATGATATTGTAATTCCTTATTCAAGATACAAAGATTATATTTATGTAAATGGTTATGGTTCTAATAACACATTAGTTATGGATTATATTTACAGAGTAGATGAAGGTTATTTTCCACCACATTTTATATTAGCTTTAGAATATGAATTAGCATCTATATTTGCAGGTTCTGTTGCTAGAGATTCTGCAATGATTAGACAGTTTAAAGAATTAGCTGAAAGACAATTTTTAATTGCTAAAAATATTGATGCACAAGAAACTACTACAAAAGTTTTAGATTCAAATAGGTTTATTAATCTGAGAAGATCTACTAGAACGGATGCATAATGGGAAGAACATTAAAAAGTGTTATAACCAATTTTTCGTCTGGAGAACTTAACCCATTATTAGCAACAAGAACAGATGTACCATCTTATTTTCAAGGTGCTAAACAATGTAGAAATTTTGCATTATTAGCAGAAGGTGGTTTAATGAGAAGACCAGGTACTTCTTATCTTGCAACACTACCTGCAGAATCTAGAATAATACCATTTGTTTTTTCTGAAGATGAAATAGCTATTATAGTTTTATCTAATCAAAGAATGGATGTTTATAATATAAATGGTACAGCATTAACAAGTAATTATACAACTAATTGTAATTGGACAACAGCTCAGTTATTTGAATTAAACTTTGCTCAATTTGGTGATACTATTTTTATAACACATAGAAATAATCCTATTAGAGAAATATACAGACAATCTGCATCATCTTTTATTGTAAGAGAATTTGCATTTAAAATAGATGAAGATATTGTTGTTTCTGGAGCATATAAAACAAATGCACCGTTTTATAAATACGAAGATGCTCTTTCAGAATTAACAATTAGTACAGCAGCAACAGGAACAGGTAGAATTGTTACATCTTCTACTGCATTTTTTACTTCTGATTATGTTGGACATTATTTAACTATAGATGGATCTCAAGTTAAAATTACTGGATATACAAGTCCAACAGAAGTAACTGTAACTGTAATTGAAACAATTTCTGGTGGAACTGGCCCTCATCTTAATTGGAAAGAAGAAACTATTTCTATTCCAAGAGGTTATCCTCAAGCAGTTACATTTCATCATAATAGATTATGGTTAGCTGGATTAAAGTCTAGACCTGCTGGAATACTTGCATCTCATATTGGAGATTATTTTAATTTTGATATTGGTACTGGATTAGATTCGGAAGCAATAGATTCTGATATAACAGGTAATGCAGTTAATGAAATAAGACACATGTTATCTGGAAAAGATTTACAAGTGTTTACTGATGGTGGAGAATATTATATTCCAGATAATACTAATAATACAATTACTCCTGCTAATATAACTGTATTAAGACAAACACCTTATGGTATTTCTAGAACAGCACCACATATGTTTGACCAAGCTACAGGCTTTGTACAAAAAAATGGTAAAGCTGTAAGAGAATTTGTTTATTCTGATTTAGAAGATGGATATAAATCTACTGCTGTATCTATACTTGCTCAACATTTAATTGATAGCCCAAAAGAAATTGCTATTATGAAAGGTAATAACACAAGACCTGAACAATATGCTTTTTTCTTAAATAATGGTACTACATATCCTGGAACATTATCTATATTTCATTCTGTAAGAGATGAAAAAATTGCAGGTTGGGTTCAATGGTCTACAAGAGCTAATGATTATTTTCAATCTATTGCAGCTTTAAATGAAAATTTAATTGTTATTATGAAAAGAGTTTTAAATGGAGCAACAGTTTATACATTAGAAAAATTTGCAGATGATGATAGTGAAACATTAGATTGTCAAACTTTATCTACATTAAACCAAAGAGGCACACCTTTAGTACAAGGTGGAAGTCAAACTGGTTCTGTATTAGTAGTAGATGGATTTACATCTGATCCACAAATTAACGAAACATTTACAATAGCTGGAAATGCAACAGAATATACTATTCAAGCTGTAACAAATAACGGAGGTGGATCTTATGATTTAAATTTAAATCAAGCGTTAGCTGTTACACCTGCTGATAATGCTGTAATTACTTTAGAAAAAGGATTTTTACATAATGTAAATAGCATATATACTAATGAATCTATTAATGTTGTTGATGATAATAGTTCTATTGGTTCATTTACTGTATCTGGATCTGATCAAATAACTTTAACAAATGCACCAAAAGATACTGGACTTAAAGTTGGTTTTAACTATATTCCAATTATTGAAACTATGCCAATAGATAAAGAATTACCAGAAGGCCCATTAACAGGTCTACCAAGAAGAATTTCAAGAGCCATTGTGGACATTAACTCTACCCTTGATATGACTATTAAAGCTGCAGATAGCACCTCTAAAGCATTAGTTATTCAACAAGTTAATTTTCAAGGTGGCTCTGATCTCACACCTGTAACAGATAAAAAAGAATTTTTCTTTTTAGGTTACAGTAAAAATCCAACAGTAACAATAAGCCAAGATGATCCATTACCAATAAAAATCTTGGGTATGTCAGTGGAGGTAGTTTTTGCATGAGTGCTGATCCAGTCACAATGTTTATTGTATCTGCAGCAAAAGCAGTTTACGATATAAAAGAATCTAAAAAACAAGCAGAAATAGAAGCTCAAAGATATGAAGCTCAAAAAAAAGCTGCAAAAGATATTGCTGATCAAGAAGCAGCAGAAAGACGAGAACAATATAGAATAGCTATTGCTGCTAATAAAGCAACACAAGCAGGTTCTGGTTTTTCAATGGATAGTAGATCATTTTTAAATATACAAAAAGATGTAACAAAAACATTTGAAAAAGACCTTGCTACTATAAGATTAAATGTTGGAACTAAAGTTGGAGATATTGGTTATGCACAAGATATAGCTGCATCACAAAGAAGAAAAGAACAATTTGGTGGATGGACTAGTATTGCTAGTGCAGGTTATGAATATAAAGCTAAAAAAGATTTATACGAAAGTTAATTATGGCATTAAAAAAAGAAGGCACACAAATTAAAATAGAAGCACCTAGTGGTAATATACCTTATGTACCTGCAAAAAGTTATGTAAGTATAGCTGCTGATGCATTTGCACCTACATTAACTAGATTACAAAGAGAAGCAGATCAAACAGCTCAAGCTAATTATTTTCAAGATTTTCAAATAAAAACTAGAGATCAATTTGAAAAATTTAGAAATGATTTTTCTATGGATCCAGATAAAATGAAAGCTGCTGTAGATACATATTCTCAAAGTTTATTAGAATCTGTACCTGCTGCATATAAAATACAAGCTAATGCAATGTTAGCTGGTTATAGTCAAAACTCTGTAATATTTGCATCAGGTAATAAAAGAGAATTTGATAATAGTAAATTATTTTCTGACAGAGATACTAAATGGAATAATTTTAATACAGAAGCAGAGTTCTCAATGAGAAACTTTAATAATACTGAAATGGAATTAGCAATACCAGGTATTAATAAACAATTTATAAATAGTGTTTTACAAATAAATGAAATAGCTCATGAAGATTATGAAAATTTAGTATTATCAGGCAAAATGAAAGAAAAAGATCATGTTGCCAATATTAATTCTCAAACAGAAGCTTTATTAACTTCAAGAGGATTTCATATAATGATGAGTCTTTACAATAATGGACAAGAAGTACAAGCATTAAATTGGTTAAATGATTTTATGAATGATAAAGATCAATATGATGCATACATTGATGATGAAATGACAAATAATCCAATGTATAAAGTTGTTAGAGGATTATATGAAGATGATGATGATAGAGCAAGAATTGGAAATAATATTCTTAAAAAATTTAAAGCTTTTCATAGAGATGCTATTTTTGGTAAAACAAAAAAACCAAATATAGATTTAGAAATGTTTAAAGAACCTGGTGGTATTTTAGCAATAGAAAAATTTAAAGGTGGCGATGTTAGTATGGAT